CTAGTGTTGTGCCAATTTTGTGTCAAAAAGCTGAACATTGTTAACGTGGCTATGTAAATGCTCAACAGATAGATGTGCATATTTTCGGACAGTATCTGTTTTGCTCCAGCCGCCAAGTTCTTGTAATACATATAAAGGTGTTCCAGACATAATATGCCTTGTAGCCCAAGTATGCCTTAAGTCGTGGAATCTGAAATCCTTTATGCCTGCGCGACTTAAAGCATTACGGAATGCTTTTGTATTTGCAATCCTTACAGGCTTCCCTTTATAAGTAAATACGTTTTCTTTGTGTTTACCAAACTGTGCTACAATAACTTCGATTGCTTTGTCATTGAGTGGAATTCCTATGCTATTTCCCGTCTTTGACTCGTCTGAATTTACCCAAGCAAGTTTTTTCGGCAAATCAATTTGCGACCATTTTAATTGCGTTATATTCGACATTCTTAACCCAGTTAAAATCGCAAATTGTACAATGGCTTTTAAATGCTCTGGCAATTCTTGCATTAACCGCATTTCTTCGCTTTCCGTCAGCCAGCGAATGCGTCGCTTAGGTTCGGGCAAGAGTTTTATTGCGGGGCATTTATCTAGCCAATCCCATTCAACTGCCGCTCTGAGTATCACTCTAATTTGTTGCAAAATAGCGTTAATAGTCCTATTTTTAACCCCCTCTTTTGCTTTTTCAGATTGGATAAATTTAATCAGATTACGGTCGATCTCATTTAATATTTTATTTCCAAGATACTGATCTAGCCAACGTAATCCATAAATCATATTGCGATCTTGTTTACGTTTCGGCTTTTCTTCAAGCCATTGCATAACCGCCTCTTGCCAAGAATATTCTGGACGTTCACCAAGTTTAAATACTCGCCAACATTCATTATATTCTTTCGAGGCTAATTGCATTGCTTGGGTTTTATCGGTAGTCCGAGAGCTTCGGCGTACCCGCTCACACGTTGGTGAGGTGTACGAGTAATGCCAGATTTCCCCTCTTTTCTTGAGGGAGATGATTTGACGCGACATAAATTCTCCTTATGCCCCATCTCTTGTTCGGGGCGATTTTGACTATTTTTTACAAAAAACTCAAGCTCTTTAGGATCAAACCTCCAATACTTACCAATTTTATAAGCGGGTATTTCTTTCTTTTTCGCTCTTTCTCTCACTGTTGCTGGATGCATATTAAGGAGCTTTGCAGCTTTTTCTGTATTTATAAACTCCATATTCCCTCCAATAAAATAGGCTTTTTAGCCTTAGGTTGCATTTCTGGTAATCCCTATCTCATCTTCAAATGCCAGCAATCGCACGGCTTGGAGTTGAGAGGTGTTCTGTTGCAAATGGCATTCATATTCGCTAAGCAAAAAGCTATCTTTCTCTACCTTAATACCTATATCACGATCTTTGAAAACGATCTCGACATCAATAAAGGTGAATGCGTCCTCAAGGGCGTTTCCTAGTCTGATGTTGTTAATTAAGACGTGATCGACAAAATAGTCAAAGGGCTTAACGTGCAGCATTGCGAGGCGTTCGTAAAATAGGGATTTGAGGCGAGATTGGCATTCAATCACGTTATCAAGTTGAATATCTACGCCGTAAACGCTCGCTAGTGCTTGATACATATTCAGCACTTTGTAATAAGGGTGCTTTGGACCTACGAGGATTTTACATAGCTTGCGGTTGAGTATGTCATATAAAAAATTCCCCGTGCCACAGCTGGGTTCGAGGATTTTCTTTTCAGGCTCAAAGCTCTCTTCGGGTAAAAGTGCGGTCATTTTTTGCACCAGTTTTTGAGGTGTGTACACCTCGCCAAAGTCTCTTACCCTCGCTTTGGATTTGGTGAGTTTTTCCATAGGGTTTCCTAATAAAAAAGCCTACAACGTAGGCTTGGGTTGAGTTAATTTTTTGTGATTAAATCTGTGGCTGTTCCGCAATAATGCCCATCGCAGTCAGCCCTCAAATCAAGTTCGAACGCACACCACAACAAGCCGATAATCATTAAAATTCTGAACATATTTTCACCTTTTTGCTGAATTTGAGGTAAGCAAAACCGCCACACGGTTCACAGGGAAGTGCGGTCGGTTTTGAGTTAGATTTTAAAATTCGCTTCGCGTCTTATGCTGGGCGTGGACGTGTCGATTGATGATTTCTCTTGCTTGTTGCAGGTCTTTCTCTATATTCGGTGTGAAGACAAATAAGTAGCCCTGTTGAGCTGGCTCTCCCTCTTGCTAAGGCTTTTTCTAAATCAAATGGTTTCATCTTTATTACTCCTATAATTAATAAAGCATTTCTGAATATAATTTATCTGGTTCATAACCAATATCAAATTTAATTTGATTATTATTTTTTGCGATTTTTAATGCTTCTTTTCTATCTACAAACCGACTTTTATTAGTAAGAAATCCTTGTTCAACTTCTGCAAGTTCTTTATTTTCAAGGATTTCAATAACATCTCTGCCATCAGGTGAATAATGACGAACCATAGGAATAATTAATTCAGTACCTTTTCTACCTAAGTTAATCTCTTTTTGGTTTCGCTCAATAAATTTAATGGCAGCACAAACAATAAGCTCTGGGTGCATTTTATTTCTCCACTTGCTTTCCTGTGAAATGTTCAGTGTGTTTTTTATGAGCTTCTTGTATTTCTTTCTCTGGCTTGTGTGAACTTATCTCAACGCGATACCCAAATACAGAAGCGCAAAAAAATAAGAGAGCAAGCCAGCCTAATAGCCTCGTTAAGTAATCAAAAATAAAGGCAACCACATAATAAGCCCAAGCAAAAATAAGGCCGAAATTATCTTTACCAGCCTTGGCTTGCTTAATATAAGCATTACCTATATCCAAAGAATTAACAGTTAGAAAAACAAGTGATGTAGCAATTAAAAGTAAAGCTAATAAAAACCACCCTGATTCAATTTTAAAAGTCATTGTTTATTCTCCTTGTTATGTTTTTTTGCTTAAAATACGGTCTTTTTTTTACTTTCTTTCTTAATTTAAGAATATCTGCTTTTTGATTTTCGATAATTGTTCGCAAGCCAACAATAGTTTTATCTCGCTCTTCAATTATCTTCTGATATTCTTTACTTAATTCACTAACTTTTTCTGCAACTTTTCTTTCGAGGTAAATAAAATCATCTCTAAGCACTCGTTCAGCTAATCGTTTTATAATCTTCATATGCTTTCCTTTTCTCCACCAAATTCATTGAGCAATCTCTTAGTTAATTCTGAAATGGTTGCAGCCATTAATAAAAAATCCGCGTCAAAGCATTGAGCAATATCTTCTTTGGCAATGTCATCATTTTTCTCTTTGATTTCATCAGCAAATTTAAGGCGTTTGAGTGTGCCATCATCACAAAGTACAAAACTTAAATTCCCTTCCCATTCTAGAGCGATTTTTGTTACCACTTTTCCCGCCTCAAGTAATGAGTAAATTTCGTTGCTATCTAAATATTGTCGCTTAAATTTAGCTATGCCATCTTCTTTTAACCCCGTCAATTCGGCTTCTTCCAGCACGGTTAGCCAATCAGGTGCTTCATTTACCCAGTTTGTCATAACTAGCGATGCGTCATTTGCAAAGGCGAGTGGAATAACTGGCAATGAGCCTAGGGATTTACGTAGTAACGCTAATGCATCTTCGGCTCGTTTAGCGGAAGCCGCGTCCACATAAATCAACTGGTTTTGCGTATCAATCCAAAGTGCGGTGTAGGTGCTACGGGTAAAGGCTTGAGGCAAAAGAGAGGCAACCACATCATCTTTAATAGACAGCCTTTCGACTTTTTTGAGTTTACGCCCTTCTTTTTCTTCTAACGCTTTTACTCGGTTAGTTAGCTCTTTGGTTACGACATAATTTGGCAAGATTTTTTCTTCTCGCTGGGCCACAAGTAGGATTTGCCCATTTGCCTCAAAGCAGAGCTGTTCACTCGTGCTAAGTGGTGCAATCCAGCCAAATTTACTTGCCTCACTACTACCGCAAGGCGTAAATTCACACGCCTCAAGTTGGCTTGAGAGGTTGGAAAAATCCATCGCTTTTGTTAAGCGGTAAATCATTGCATTTTTAAACCAAAACATTTTCTTTTCTCCAATAAAAACCGCTATTTAGCGGTTCGCTGTCATATTCTGAGTTTTTATATAATCCACAACTGGCACACTTACCGCTTGCTGTGGTTCAAATTGCTTACCAGTGGCTAATTGAGCATAGCCGATAATGTCGTCCCAGTGGTCGGGGAAGGTTTCATCACCGTTGCAAATACGGGTGAGTTTGGCGGCAATCATTGTGGCGGCATAGGCTTTGACTTTTCATCACCGTTGCAAATTCGGGTGAGTTTGGCGGCAATCATTGTGGCGGCATAGGCTTTGACTTTGTTGCGTTCAAAAAGCTGGCTTTCGATGATCGGTTTCATCAGGTGATAAAAGGTTTCTGCACCGCTGATAAAATCGCCGTGCGTTTTGGCCCGTTCGTTGAGTAGGTCTGTGTTCATTTTTGCCTCATAAAAAAGCCCTCATTTGAGGGCTATCATCTAAAAATAATCAGGAATCGTCTAATTTAAACAATACTATCTATTTGATTTTAAATGCTAAATATGTTTTTAATTGTCTAAAATCGTTTAGATATTGTTTAAATTGTCTAGACAACTCAGAACGGAATATCATCATCTAGCTCATCACCATTATTCTGCGCTGGTGGCGTGTAGTTGCCACTTTTAGCGTTAGCATAAGCATTGGATTTTGTTGATTGCGTTTGACGCGGTGGTGCGTTTGTTTGTGCACTTTGTCCATCTTGGCGGCTATCTAACATCTGCAAGCTGTCGCCTTGAATTTCGGTGGTGTAACGTTCAATGCCTTGTTGGTCTTGCCATTTTCGGGTTCTGATGCGTCCTTCAACATATACTTTTGAGCCTTTATGCAAGTATTGCCCTGCAATTTCCGCTAACCGCCGATAAAGTACAATTCTGTGCCATTCGGTGAGTTCTCGCCGTTCGCCTGTTTGCTTATCCGTCCAGCTTTCTGAGGTTGCCACGCTGATTGTTGCAACCTGATCGCCATTTTGCATTGTGCGGATTTCTGGATCGTTGCCTAAATTGCCGACGATGATGGCTTTGTTTATGCCTGCCATTTACGTTGCCTCCATAATAAGTTGCTGATAATAATTTTGGGCGACTTCGACCTTTTGTTTGATTTTTTCGATGAGCTTTTCATCTCGTTTAATCGTTACGGTTGTAATTCGCTTATGTTGTGGGATTTGTTTGACTAAATCGACAAATTTTGCGGGATCTTGCCAAGTTGGAATTAATGTTTCAGGGGTTGGCAAAAGGCAAAAATCAATTTGAGCTTCTTCGCAATCCCAAAGCCACATATAGCCTTGCATTTGGATGTCATAGCCCGCCTTTTTAGCTTTTTCGGTCGCTTCATCAATAAAAAATGGGTGAGTACCAATATCCCACGAACATTTTGTATCAATAATAAGTTTTCGGCTTGGAACATAAATATCACACTCGCCCGTAATCCAATCATTTTCTCGGCGCTCTGTGTTTTTCTTGAGTGCTAGCCCACGCTTTAAACCACTTAGGCGGATGGCTTGATCTTCCAGCTCATTGCCTTTTTCGGTGTACTTATTGCCGTCAAAGGCTTGATAACCGAACAAATCAAATTTGGCGATTTCTCGCACTGCACTTTTTGCGGTGGCAGAAATGGTTTCTGATTTTGCTTTAGGTTCTGGTAGCAAGCGGTGTAGCATTGAACATCTAGCTTTCATTTGGTACATAGCTATTCCCTGTTATTTTCCAACGCTTCCAATTGTGCATATTGCTCTGGTGAGAATTTAAAACCGCTATCACAGAGTGCTTGCAAAGTGGTTTCTCGATTGAGAATATTTTGTTTGCATTGTTCAAAGGTTTCTTGGCTGACATTCATCGTTACAATTTCAGCGTCATCAATATTGTTATCAGGGTAATCAAATTCGCCATTTTCGCTGTCCTTGATAACGGATTGATCCGCAAGTACCGCATTTTGCATTTCTACGGAGAGTGGCGCTTGTTTTGAAAGCAGCAGTTTCATCACGGTTTTCAATGCCATACTTTCAAAATTGTCTGCCCATACACTGCTTGCCCATTGTCCTTTGGCTTTCTTTTCAAGATAAGTGCGGTAGGTTTGGCTATATTTTTTCGCGTGCTTTTCGATTTCCTCGTGGGTCATATAAAGCTCGGCAGAAAAATCATTCACCAATTTAAAGTAGGCATAATAGCCAATCGGCAATTCGCCTTCTTCAGGCTCTTGCTCCCAGTCAAATTCAAAGCCGTTGATAAAATCTTTTTTGACCAGTTGTTTTTTGTAAACAGGCAGAGCAACAAGGCGTTTAAATTGTCCACTACGCTGTGCAAGCTGAATAAAGCCTTTGTAGCCAATTTGGAATTGGGCTTCTATGACATATTCTTCTTTCGTTCTTGGCTTACCATCTCTATCAAGTATTACGTTACCTTCGGTATCAACTAAAGGCACTTTTCTTTTTGTGCGAAAAGGGACGAGATAGGCAAAACCTAAGCCATTTTGTAGGGGTAAATTTAGCGTTGCTGCCATACAAGCGGCATTAAAAATACTCTCTGGCTTTGCCGTCTTTAACATTGCATTACTGTTTGCAATTTGTATAACACTTGTGGCAAAGGTGCTTGCATTTTTCCCCACTAGTTCTTGTACTTTTTGTTTTATTAGTGGTGATTGAAAAAGTTGTTTTAATGTTGGGGGGCTTTTGGGTTTTTGTGGTTGCGTGATTTGGTTAGTCATTGTCGTTCTCCTAATCGTTGCTTGGCTAATTTCTCGATGGCTTGTTGTCGGTAGGGGAGGTAATCCGCCCCGCTTCCTACGGCAAGCCAAAATAAATCGTTGTCGCACAGGGTTTGGGTGAACTCGTCAAAGAGCGTTTCATCGCCCTTTCTGATTTGCTCGTCAATGCGTTGGATTTCTGCTTGTAACCGTTCTTCAAAGCCATCTTCAGCGTAATGGGCTTCTAACAATCGGTCGCTTTTGCGATCATAGGTTTGTGCGATTTGTAGGTAACTCATTGTTCCTCTCCTGTGCTTGTGTCGCCTTGACCATATCCGCAAGCATTGCGAACATTTCAGGTTCAAGCGTAATAGTTTGGGCGTTGGCTTTGCGGTCAAGCATTAGCCGTACTTTGCCGTTTTTGTCCACGAGATAACCATTCAAGCCATAAGGCGTAAACGGCTTGCGTGG